GGTACACTCTGATACATAGTACCAAAATTTATTCTAATAATAGGAGGACCCAACATTGGATTAGTTGCTTTATTTGTTACTGATGTTCTTAGTAAAGCTAAAAAGAACAACATTGTATCAATTACTTGATGTTTTTCTTCAGGAGAAATATCCTGAAGTCGTGAAGGAGTACTGGTTATTCCTAATAAAGATAACACATTTGATTTTTGTAATTCTCTTGTGCGTTCTCCCAACCTTTCTAAGCTCCCCTCCTTAGTAGGTTGTAATGCCAACCAAACTTTTTCTACCTCTAAGGATAAAGAAGTATTTACATCTCCTGGTTTAGGTTTTGTAGACTGTTTAGAAAACTGAGTGAACATTAATTTCTGGCTTTCCTTAGTAGTATTAGAAAAAACTCTTCTGAATCTATCAATACCCATATCATGCATGGCTAAATGAGGTAAAGTAAAAGTAGTTTTAACTTTTATTTTTCTAGACTTAGCCCCCGTATAAGCGTATAAAGAACCTGCCCTACCTACAGGATTATATGTTGCATAATTAGCAGCTTGGGATTCCGTGATCTGAGGGTTCTCATAAAAGGGGATAAACATAATGATGTTATCTTCTGGGTAATAAAACTCAAGACGAGAACGCTGATCTAGTAATCTACTTCTAAAAATTTCTCCGTAGGTTTGTGCCATTATTTATTTAACCTCGCTGTACCCATTTCCTCACTTACACTTTTTTTAGTATTTTGTGAAGTTTCTTGCATTACTCCTAATTGAGCCTCACCTAATTCATTAGCCTGTCTACGTTCTTCATTTCCCTCTATCAAGCTTTGATTTAATTGTTTAAGATGCTCTATCTGCCGATCAAGTTGCTGTGCATGTCTTTCTGGATCAGAAGTTTTAACATTTCGAAGCTCTTCTAACCGAGCTATTTCTTTTAAATTAGCACTCTCTTGTTCCTGTTGTCCTGACACCACCCCAGCAAACCCCACTTGCACCTTTTGCAGTGGGTTAAAACGTGGGGACTTATTTCTGTCGGGGTTCATCTCGTTACCCCCTACTTGATAAGGTGCTGTTTTTTCTTTTTCTCCCCCTCCTAAAAAACTTGGCATATTAGCACGCCACCAAGCCCCAATAGCATTAGCTACGTCCGACGCCCATTTCCCAATTTTTTTTCTAAATATAACAAGTACTGCAATTATACCAATAATAGCAGCAGCAATAATCCATAGTGGTGACAGAACTGTTCCAAGTACTATTGCTATACCCTTAAGCAACCAACCTAGTGGTAGTAGTGCCAACTTCAGATATTTAAGTAACGTAGCACCCCATTTTGCTTTACCTGGAATTGGTGGGCCGATTAGATCTTTTTTTTTCATCATGGCCTTCCATATAGACAACTTTCCCCACATCCATTTCGCACCCGCTCCAACTTTACCGAGTTCATGGCTTATCCGAGTGCCTAACTTTGCCATACTATCCACAAATGTACCAGATAACCTCCCTATGCCTGTGCCTATCTTTCCTAAACCTTCCATTATCTTAGGTATCTTATTCATTACTCTCACACTCAACGATGAGATGCCATCTACCATCATCGTGAAACCTTTTTGAAGACCTGTCGCCATACCACCTAAAGCTTTTCCTAAACCACCAAACGCCGCTTTTAAATCATCTCTCCATCCCTGCAACCAGCTCTTGATTTTAAGTTGAAAAGGACTTGCCCCTCTTAGGGGACCTTGCCCAGGTTGAAGTGGCCCCTGAAGTTCTGGTCGCGTGAATAACTTCCTACCTGCTGCTATAGTAGTTATTAGCTTTCTTATAGCCTTTGTCAGTAAAATTAAACCAGCAAATGCTATGGTAAGTCCAACTAAAGCTTTTATAAGAGGAAGCACCCAAGGATTAGATAAAAACTTTAGTACGTGGTTAGCAAATTTAGTAAAAGCTTCTTGAAGAGGTGAAACAACTTTATTCCAAAAGTTTGCCCAAGTATTTTGAAATTCCTTGTTAATATCCTCCTGCCTACCAAGCTGCTTTATGTAATCCTCCGTAGTCATCTCTAGTCGAGTAGCCTCTTGCTCCATCTGTTCACGCCACTTCTTAAGATCCAAAGTATGTTTCCCAAAAACCCCTGCATAAGCCTTTAGAGCATATGCCTTATCCACTGATCCTTGAGTCCATGCCTCAATATTTTTCTCATTAGCTTCAGAAGCCTTCCAAAGCATTTGGCTAGCGTTTTTAAAATTAGCCCCTTCAGCCGTAAGTAATGCTTGGCGTTCTCGGGATACTCCAAGAAGAGCAGCTTCTACCATTTTTCCACCATCAGTAAAAGTAGCTAACAACTCCGAACTCAGCCCAGCAAGAGCAGGGCCTAACCCTGCATCTAACCTAGCAGCAGCATCTGCTATTTCAGGACCAATTCCAAGAGCCCCAAACACTTTCATCTGATCTCCAAGCTTTCCTAGTGCGCCAGATAATTTTTCCCCAGTTATACCAAATCTCTGGCTCATCTCTAAAACAGTAAACCCTAGATTACTAGCCTGTTGTTCATTAAATCCGAGACCCGCAGTATTCTTCGCCATCTGAGAAATTAGCTGCCTATTTTGACCTGTGGTAATTTTAGCCTGCAATGCTAACGTAGACATTCCCTTACTGTTACCCCGTAGCCCTGCACTCCACAACTCAAATTCATTCCCTAATGCTTGAGTATATCCAGTAAGATTTTTAGAGAAGTCCCCTACTATGTTAGAATTATGAGACATCATTTTCTCTAAGTTAGCTCCCCTAGCTAATGCTTTCTCCTGCAACCCGAATGCAGCCTTCATAGTATTCAAGAAGACCGTCTCTAATTTATGTATACCTTTGGCTATAGTAGGTAATTCACTCAAATGAGAACTTAAGGTATGTCCTTTTTTATTAATTCCTACTAAGTGAGCAATATTGGCATCAATTTGCTCTAGTAATTGTTCATCTTTAGCAGCCATAAATTATTTACCTAAATCTAACTTATATATATCTTTCATATTATTTAATTTATAAGTTCTAAAACTATCTACTCCCAAGAGCTTAACAAGACTCTGTTTAATCTTACCGTAATAAGAAGCTCTTCGTCTCTTCTTATATAGGTTTTCTAGAATAGTCTCAATAATAGCTTTAGAACCTCCGTTTAATTTAAAACAACTTACGAGCTTTACATACTTACCTGGAAATACCCCATCTCCCCTACGACATTTAACAATCAAAACTATTCTTTGTGCCCTACTCCCTATACCTGCTCCTAAGAAATATCTAAATATTAAGACTTCACCTGGGACTATACGATCTGCACTCGCAGGCATAGACGTAAGCAATTTTTTAGAGTCCCCTCCTACATCTCCTAAAAATTCTTTAGTTTCTTCTGAAAGTTTCGCCATTTTGTCTCTTATATTATAGATTTACTTTAATGACTAACCCTGATATAGACCTAATAGATTTTATGGATTTAGTTAATTTTACTCTCCATAAAGATTTTGTAGAAAAATGGAGGTATAAATACTCAGAAAAATTTATTAAGCATTTTCAAATACGAATACTTGAATCCTTAAATAAACAAAAAGTATTGAAACTAAGCAGTCTCTACAATTATCTTACTAAAAAATGTAGGTATTCCACTGATCAAGTAGATAATTTTTTTGAATCTATTGATATAGATATATACTACCCACTAATTATTGATGACAAAACTATTCGAAAATGACCTAATCGAAGCTTGCTTTATTAGTACAATAACCCAGTCCTTAGGGGTATTTGCGACCGTACTGTCCCTTATATTTTATATAGGGATAGCTCTACTTCTTCTTATTAGCGGCGGTATTCTTTGTGGCTCTGCGCTGCTTGATCTTTTGAATACGCTCTTCACATAGTCTACCAGAGTTAAACTCTGGGCAAAGACTTTTGTACCCGCACCAATTGCAGAACTGATTCTGCATAGCCTTAAATTGATCCTTCTTCATCTTACGGATCCTCCACACTTGATCTACCTTCTCATGTAGGTAATGTTTAATTTGGTTGGGGGAATACTTACAAGTGACGAAGTTATTGGTGATAGGGTAGTAGTGAGCCACTACAATTTGATCTAAAGGAACTCCCAGCTTCTTATGAACAGCATATGCATACCCCTGCATCTGCCTATCTTGATATAGATCAAGCTCAGATAGCTCCCTTTTAGAGGTTTTATAGTCTATAACAAGGTAGCCACCGTCTTTTCCTTTGATGATACGATCAATGATGCCATTAAGCTTGATATCCTTATCTTTATCGTACACGACTTCGTATACCATTTCAGTTGCAACTGTCTCAGACAAGGTTGCATTGAATCTTAGGAAGTTCTCCAAACACTTTTTGATCTTAGGATTATAAGATTCTGAAAAAGGATAGTCTTTTTTAGTGTTTTCCGCTATAACAGTAAGGGCAGAGAGCGTAGTTGCCTCAAAGCCATCTTCAAATATTTTATGGATGAACGAACCAAAGTGAAGAGCATCAGTATTTTTGTCCTGCTCCTTAAAACGGTCGATATATCGGTAACGATACTTTAGCTGACACTCTTTAAAGATTTTAGATTTTGATTCAGAGATTGTATTTATGAACATTATAGCACCTCAGTTTATTAGAGACTACCTTCTTGAAAAGTTCAAGGATAATTACAAGCTGGCCTCTGGTGATAGTGAACTAATTGTTCCTTCAATATATATCTCTAACGATTGGAAGAAGCACATGAGTATCAATCTTGATACTGGCCTTTGGCAGTGCTTCAAGAGTGGAAATAAAGGAAACTTTATCCAGGTCTACGCCTTCCTCGAAGGTATGACCTACAATCAAGCTGAAGCTGAAATTCTATTTAAAGAATTCGATGGGCAAATTGATAGTATAACTAAACCAGTTCCCCATCCTACTTCTTTTCTTTCGGGGAATTCTCCGATTGAGAATCTTTGCCTGCGTTCAGTAAAATTAGATGATTACGAAACCCATGATACATTAATACAGAAAGCGTGGACATTTTTATACGAAAGAAAGTTGTTTAACTTAGAAACAGAAGACTCTACTTATTATGTAGCAACTGAGGGGGCTTATAGAAATAGATTAATTATTCCCTTTTTTAATGATGAGAAAGAAATTTTCTACTTTCAAGCACGCTCTTTAAATGGTGACACACCTAAATACCTTAACCCCTATGATGATTGGGCTAAACCTTCTCATATTCTTTATCCTTACGATGAAGAGGCTGACTCCTTAGTTATATGTGAAGGCCCGTTAGATGCTATCTCTCTCCAGATTCAAGGAGTGAATGCTACCTCCACTATGGGTTGTTCAGTTTCAGAACATCAAGTAGAGGATTTAAAAGAATTCAAAGGTAAAATTATCATAGGGTACGATAACGATGATGCGGGTAAACGAGGTGTCACTAAATTTGATTACCTTAGGCGCATAAAAAGGATGGCAGACCTCTACATCTGCCATCCTCCTTCGGAAGTTAAAGATTGGAATGAAGCCCATATGAAGGGCTTCGACTTACATAAATATACTCGAAGTCATACAAAAAAGTATGACTACAACTATCTCATAAATCACCTCCTTACGACACTGTGAGATAAAACAGCGGACTAAGAATACGCTGGTTCAAGACAGTATATCTAACTTGTACGCTGTAAGTTCCTGTTTGACTACCGAAACCAACTCGACTTTGAGGTATAGTGTTGGGTGTACTCCAGCGATAGATTAAAGTATTATCGGGAGTAATTTGCATAAGACCATACGATACAATACTCATATCCCCATTGTTAGCGGGATCATAATTTACTTTTCTAATATCAATAGTGGCTTTAGTAATTACCGACTCCTTAAATATATTTTGAATTGATTGGGGTACGGATTCATTTTGTACAGTAGCCTCCGTGGTTACTTTTAGATCAATTACTTCCCCATACCTAACATGCTTATTCATGAGCTTGTTACTAGTAGTAAGCAGTAAAGGCTCAGTAAAAGCAAAGAAAGTATCCTCGTAAAGAGAAAACTGATTTGTAATTACTTGATATTTAGATCCTGCTGATAATTTAACTGTCCAAAGATCCACATAATCATTAACTGCCGATAATGATGAAGCAGCTACTTGTGTGCTAGTGGTATAATCCCACCCTGAAAGAGCCTCAATTTGATCAAGAACAACAACATACTCGCCTACTCCTAACCTATAAATACCACTTGCAGTCGTACCTGGAGTATAACCTGTTACATTAAAAGCATTTTCACAAGGAGTAGCCGCACCCTGAGTAAGTGTACAATGCACCGCGTTCCCAGCAATGTTTGGGGCAGATGCAGCAAAAGCCATCAAAGGAGTAGAACTAACTAAATTTTCAGCACCAATTACTGTGTTAGGACTAAGGGTATCAGACCTCTTAAATAATTGAACTGAACTTATTTCATAAGGATCTACATAAACTCCATCATTAATGAAAAATGTGCGAAGACCCACTCTTTGGCTGATGTTGGGACGATTACCCCTATCTACGACTTGAGTGTTGTTTACTAGCATTGGATTGCTCTTCTAATTCTTTAGTTAAAAACTCCAAGAAGACCCCTCTCTCAGCGCGAGACATTGTCTTCACATCCGCATAACTAAAGCGGCA